TGTCCTTACTCATTGTATGACACTTATTTGTCTCAGTACTTAACTGACGCAAACTTCCAAGAGTCAGTTCCTTTTGAGCAAGTTATTCTTGAGGATATCGCTAACAGAACTGCTAACCAAATTGAATTACAATTGTGGAGAAACTCTACAGCAACAGGTTCAACTGTTTACGATAACCAGTGTTTTGATGGTGTTATCAGATTGATTACTTCTGGTAACGGTGCTACTCAAATCGCTTACACTGCTGCTACAGCATCAAATGGTTTAGATGTATTCTCAACTTACTACCAAAATATCCCTGAAAATGTATTACACAGAGATGACTTAGTTATCTATTGTGGTTATGCTGACTACAGAGCGTTGGTAGCGTCAATGAGAAACAACTCATACATTAACTTGTTCACAGACCCAACTGGTATCGCTACTGAAGGTTCTGATTGGGGCGTAATTTTACCAGGCAGCAATTGCCGCGTCGTTCCTACTCAAGCTCTCACAGGTCAAAACAAAGTATATGCAGGTCCTGCACAATACATCATGGTTGGTATGAACGCAGAGATGATGACTCAAAGAGCATTATATGATATGTTTGAAGACATCGTGAAATTGAACTTACACGCTACTTATGGTGTTGGTGTATTCTCAGTTGATTCTTGGTTAGTAGCAAGATAATAAACCTTAAAATTAAAAAACTAAAAAAATGAGTTGTTTTATATCAAGTGGGTTTCAATTAGATTGTAGAAATGCTTCAACTGGTGGTTTGCAGTCAGTTTGGATTCTTGGAGGTTCAGGGAACACAATTAGTTCTTGGACATCTAACGTAGATGACCAAATTACTTCAGCTTCAGGTACAGGTGTATTCTATAAGTTTGAACTCACTAAACAGGGGTCTTCATTTACTGAAGACATCGGGGTGAACACAACAGCACAATCTGTTGTATTCCAACCGTCATTGGTAATGAACTTACCAAGAATGGACAAGGATTTGAGAAATGTATTCCAAAATCTTGTTTCACAAAATAACATCTTCTTCATCGTAAAAGATAACAATGGTCGTTATTGGAGTGGTGCATGGCAAAACGGAGCATTGGTTACTGCTGGTAGCCTTGCTTCAGGATTGGCTTACACAGACCTTAACGGTATGAGTGCTCTTACTATCGTTGGTGGAGAACCAAACGCAACACAGGAAATCCTTGTTACTACTACTCTTGGAGCAGTATTTACAGGTATCACTGTAAACGCGGAATAATATCAAAAAATAAATCGGCACCCTTCAACCCTGAGGGGTGCCTTTTTTAAGCCAAGAACAAACAAATGAAGTGGAACGGTAGAACATACAGACCAGCAAACGCACAATACATAACAAAGAAAAAACCCTTTGATTTTCAGGAAGCATTAAAACCATACGGTGAGAAAGAATTGCCAGTGTGGAATGCCATTGTCGCTGTGAATAACGAAACAACATCAATCCCAACTACCCCAACTCCGACCCCTTCAAATACGCCAACAGGGACACCTACACCAACAACAACACCAACAAATACTTTAACACCAACTCCATCATCAACACCAATTCCATTATGGGTTGCTGCGGGTTCTACAAACAAATTAGGATATTCAAGTGATGGTTTGGTTTGGTCTGGTTCAACAAATGGTAATACCCTATTTTCAGGTGGTGATGTCCAATCAACTCTTTGGTCTGGTAGTAAATGGATTGCTGGTGGTCAAAGTGTTGAAGGAACAGGTATATTAGCATATTCTAATGATGGACTAACTTGGTCTGCTACAACAAATGGTAATTCATTTTACACTAATACTAATGATAATGTATTTAGTTTAGGTTGGAATGGAACAATGTATTTGGCTGGTGGTCGTGGAAATAATAGAATTATTTATTCTTACGATGGTTTAACTTGGTTTTCAGGAACTAATGCTAATAGTGTATTTACATCTGTTAGTGGAAGTATTAGAAGTATTGGTTGGAATGGTTCTATGTGGGTTGCTGGAGCGGCAGTTATTGCTGGCACTCAATCATTAGGTTATTCTTATGATGGGATTACTTGGAGTGCTTCTACAAATGGTAATTCTATATTCTCAGGTATAGTGAATGGTATTGCTTGGAATGGTTCTATGTGGGTTGCTGGAGGTAGTGGAACAAATACATTAGGTTATTCATACGATGGAATTACTTGGTCAGCATCAACTAATGGAAATAGTTTAATATCAACAACTAATTCTGTCGCTTGGAATGGTTCTATATGGGTTGTTGGTGCAAGTGGAGGAAATAGATTAGTATATTCTACAGATGGATTAACTTGGTCTGCCACAACCAATGGTAATACAATATTTACAACCGCTTCAAGAGGGGTATCGTCTAAACCAGCCCCAAGATTATATCCTCCAAGATAATGTATCTAATAGAAGGAATCGCATTTGATGGATATGATATTGAAAGTGTAAATCTCAATTTAATGACTTGTGTTTTAACCCTAAATGTAATATACCACAGAGACCAAAAAAAAATAAAAAGATTAAAAGAGTTTATATTTCCAACCACTTGTGATGTAGATATAAATGAATATATTAAAAAAGTTGAAGCACTAATACATGGCAAGGACATTCTATAGAAAAAAGTTTACAAACTATTTAGGGGAGCAAAGAGCGATAGATGATATTGTCTTGTTTTTTACTTCTGATATTGGACCTGGTCCAACTCCTACTCCAAGTATCACACCATCACATACACCTACCCCTTCAATCACACCAAGTTCAACACCAATCATTAGTGTTACTACAACACCTACGCCGACTCAAACAAACACACCTACAACAACCACAACTCTAACAGCCAGTCCAACACTCACACAAACTCCTACGAGAACTCCACAGGTAACAACAACACCAACTACAACACAGACACCTACAAGAACTCCTGCAGTAAGTCCTACACCATATCCTGTTTGTCCATCTGAATTGATATTGAGTGCGACAACTCCAAACTTATTGTATGGATTGTATACAAGAGCAACAATCTACACAGGTGGAACATTTGAAGCGGTATGGTATAATAGTGAAAACTTAACTTTGAATTATGGAACTAACCCTGATGGTAATGAATATATCGCTTACCAAATCAATTCAGGTTCTGACTATACTTCATTGTTTTGGGCGTCTGATAGTTTAGGTAATAGTGGTAAATGGACCATTATGTATTCAAGTGGAAATACAATCTTTAATGGTGGTGCTCAAACTGCGGATATCGCAATTCTTGATTCAAATGCAATCACTGATGGTGTATGGTATTATCCTCCATCAGGCAACTTACAATTCAATGGTGGTTATGTTCAATACCCATCAACTTGTCCAACACCTACACCGACCCCAAGTATAACACCATCACCGACACCACAGGTAACATCAACACCAACTACAACACAGACACCTACAACTACCACAACATTAACAGCGACACCGACTCAAACAGGTAGTCCAACACCAACTCCTACAGAACCTGAAGGATATAAACTACAAGCAGAAAACTCCGACTTTATCCAAACTGAAGGTGGAGACAACATAAATATAGAACACTAAAATAAATTAAAATGGCAAATGTAAAAATAAGTCAATTACCTTCTTGGACTGGTTCGTCAGCGGATTTAAGATGGTTTGTAATGAATAACTCTGGCGAAACCGAAACCTTCAAGTTCAGTGGATATACAAGTCCATTAAAAAGTGGAGATGGAACTAATAGTGTAGTTCCTGTGTATAATACATCTGCAAGTAATACTGGTGAAAGAGCCTTTATTGGTGGTGGAAACAATAACACAATTAGTGGAAGTGATTCTGCAACTATTGGTGGAACTGGTAATAATATTGCGGGTGGTTCTATATCAACAATCTTAAATGGTGAAAATAATACTATAAATGCAGGATTCCAAGCACACATTCTTGGTGGATTCAACAATACTATAAATGCTGGTTATACTCGTAGTATTATTAACGGAGGTGCTAACATCATTTCAGGTACTGGTAGATATTTGGATATCAACGGAGGTTATGGAAATACCATCAACGCATCTGGTTTCTTTTTAGGTATATTTGGAGGAATTGATAATACTTTATCAACATCAAGTTCGGAATACAATTTCCATTCAATTTATTATTCACAAAGTTCAACTATATCCGCAACAGGAGCGTATAATAATATTCTTGGTTCTAACACCTCAACTATAATCGGGTCATCAAGTTATTCACAAGTAATTGGTGGTTCAGGTAATACCTTAACTAATTCAACCAATTCGGCAATAATTAACTCTAAAAACTCATCACAAAACTCTGGTGCAACATATACTACTGATAGAGTAACGATGATTTCTTGTGAGAATACTGATATCACAAATACAATCAATTCAGTTGCGTTAGGTCTTTCAGGTAGAACACTTCCTGGTGGTAGTGCTGCTGTTAATACAACTTATGTTGATAAGTTATATGTCTTTGGTAACACCACTTATGAAGCAACGACTTTTAACCAATCAGGAACTTGCACTATTGATATCTTTAATATGTCTCATGTTATTATCAACGCTACTGGTGGAACTTATACTTTAACCATTTCACCAACACCTTCATCAGAAGGAACACCTGAACTTACATTATTGATAAATGTTAGTGGTGGAGCAAGTATTGTATTTGATGGTTCAGGACAAACTCAATGGAAATGGGGTAATGGTGCAGGAACTCCATCATTCACAAACAACACAAGGTCAATTATTAAAATGTCCGCATGGGACGGTAATGATTTATACGAGATTTCTCGTTCATTGAATATGGCTTAAAAAAATAAAATAAAAAGAAATGATATATCTAAATCAAGGTCAGAATAACGAAGCAGCTGCCATTTGTTCAAGAAACAAGTGGTTGACTGGTCCTGTTTCATATCTGTGGTCAATGCAACATAAATTGTCCCAACAGAAATATCGTTTCATTCCTTATTTAGTTCCATCAACCGCTTCATTTAATCCACCTTATGACTTATTTTGTATAAACATTGATGATTCAATTCCTCAAGTTTTAACGGGAGCAACATCATGTGGACAAACCAATGTCCATTTGATACCAGGTGAATATGACCTCAAGGTCTATGAACAACCGTTATCACTATCAGGTAATACGAATCCTCAATATGCATATGATGTGGTATATGAAACACTGGTGAATGTGGTGGGAGTTAATGGTTATGACCCTACCGTTTGGTCAGGAACATCAAATACTTATATTGTGTATAATTCAAATAACGATTAAAAGATATGAAGATTAGTCAAATGAACTTTGCCGTGGACAATGTGGACCGTTGGGTAGAGAAAATGTATAAGAACGAACCATTCGTAAGATGGGGGTTAGATAATATGGAAGTGGAAAGATTGTATTGGTATACAGATTTCTCACCAATCCATAACGCTTGTATTCGTGCCAAGGTAAATAACGCTGCAGGTCGTGGATTCACAAATGACTACAAAATCAACAACAAGGAGTATTTGAATGATGTCTTGAAACAGATGTTATTTGAGTATATTGTGACTGGTAACTTATTCTTGGAAATCGTTTGGAAGAAAGACAGGAGACAAGGGATTTCAGGATTCCATGTTATCCCATCAAAATACATGAGAGCCAAACAACCAAAAGATGCTGAACTATATTCAGACACTTGGTTTTATTCACACGATTGGGCTATGTGGAAAAAGGCTGGAATTGTGGAACTAAAAGAGTTTGACCCAACAGCCTATGAAGACAGACAAGTCATCGCAATCAAACAATACCAACCTGGATATATATACTATGGGTCGGCTGATTATGCATCAAGCCTATTGGATATTCGTTTATCTCGTGCAATCTCTGAACACAATTTGCACAACATCTATAACGGAGCATCACCTTCACTTTGGGTTCACTTGCCTGAACAAGGTCCTGATTCACAAAACGACCAAGAGAATATCTTAAAGAGATTGGAAGAACGATATGTTGGTTCATCAAATGCTGGTCGTATCATCGTATCATGGGGAGGTCCTGAAGGTGAGAAACCTGAGATTACCCAAATCAACTCAAATCTCCAAGCAGGTATGTTTAGTGAGATTTTTGCTTTGGTTCGTGAGAACATCTTGGCAGGACACCAAATCCCTGACGCATCACTTTTGGGATTACCTCAACCATCAGGATTCTCAAGTCAGGCAGACCAACTTGAAACTGCTCACAAACTATTTATGAGTACAACCATTAAACCACTCCAAGAGTTCTTAATTCGTGAGTTAACACCAATCTTAGAATTGATGTATCCTGGCGAACAAATCAACTTGGAGATTGAACAAAACATATTATTAGCATAATGAATTACAATGTCCTTTTAATATCAGAACAGAAATTAAAATCACAGAGTCCTATTGACCCAAATGTTGACTCTGATGAGTTGCGTTATGGAATACAACAGGCTCAGAATATCTATATTCAAGAGACACTTGGGACAAACTTTTACAATGAGATTTTGAATCAGGTAGAAGATGGTTCAATTTCATTATCCGCTAACACCTATAATAAGGAGTTGTTAGACAACTTTATTCAACCTGCTTTGGTTGCATATTCCTACTACATTATCTTGGATAATATGTTTGTTAAATTGGTGAATGTGGGTCTTCAACAATTCCGTTCAGAACAATCAAATCCTGTTGGAATAAAAGAGTTCCAATACCTTAAGGACCAAGCAAGAGACAGAGCACAATTCTTGGACAACTTGATGAGAAGACACTTGGTATTTGAGAACTGGAAGTATCCAAGATATACACAAGTTACCAACAATGGTCAGTTGATTCCTGAGTTTGGTTCTCCATTCAGAACATCTGTAATCCTACCAACATCTACAAGATGGCAATATGGTTATGGATACGGTTATGGTTACGGAAATGATTTATTTAATTGTGATATTCCATTTTGGTATGGAGGTAGACGCTCAGGTGAATAAGATGGAGAAAGACACAACGATAGCAAATGTAGTCACTATGGGTGCTGTGGGTATGAGTGTTATGTCCACCATTCAAATCCTAACCATCATCTCTTTGATGACTGCGGTTGGATTGAACCTTATTTTGATTTACAAGCAATTGAAGAAGAAGGATTAGATTTCTTATCGTAACCACCGTTACGGTAATCCACATTACTGGACTTCTCCTTCAACATTATATATAGGTCCAAGTCCTTTTGAAACTTTTGTCTTTCAAAGACTGGTATTGTTTTCTCGTATTCCCTTTTATTGATTCCCATAGTTAAAATATAATCATTTAATTTTACTTAAACAAATACCCTGAGGTAATTTTTGTTGTTGCGTTAATCTCCAAATCATTCAATTCATTTTGGACCTTCAGGAACGACTTATCTGTAGGTGAGATTAGTATGATATACTTGGAGATGAATTGTCTCTTTAGAGTTCGTGCCAAGGTCAAATCCTCTTGGGTCTTGACAGCCTTGAGCATCAATCTTACATAGGTTAGGTCTTTTTCGTATTGACTCATCTTAATATAGTTTGTTGATTTGATTTGTGTGGTGTTGAATTAACTGACCTCTGGTTGGTTTTTCCACCATGAATGAGGTCTGAGTATCAATTCGTGGAATAAAGTTAACATAGGTTAAATAAACATATAAAATCGTGGTGTCTGTTATGATAGGTGAAATCATGGATTTAATAACATCATCACCAATCGTAGATTCAATCACATCTTGAATACCCAATTCGCGTTTCATTACGAATGAGTGGTTATCAAAGTTCCATCTTTTTCCTCTACGGATTTGTGATACATGGATTCGTGAAATACTATCACCACTGTTGGTCCTGTAGATTCTTGCAATCTCAGAGTTGGTTAATCCTAAATCAAATAGGTCTTGTAATCTTTGTAGGTCGTTTGTTGTTTCGTCAATTTTGCTTGAGCCAATCATAATT